CGACCTGGCATTGCAGAAGAAAGAGTTGAACCGGTTGCAGTCCTTTTCCAAGGAGCGCCTGGTACCACAAAGTCTAAATGGATGAATAAGTTAGGATCAGCTCTCTCTAGTAATGGAGAAGCTGCTTATCCTCGTAATTTTACCGCTGACTATTGGGAAGGCTATGTAGCTCAATCGGTAGTCACTCTTGATGATTTTGGACAGCAACGAGATGTAGCTGGAAAAGATAGATCAGAGTATGCCGAATTTATAGCAATGGTAACATCAGCACCTTATCTGCTGAATATCGCTGCTGTTGAGGGAAAAGGTAGAACTTATTTTAAAGCTAAATACGTGTTAGCTACAAGCAACATGCGTGAATTTAGTTTACAGTCCATAGTAGATTCTGGTGCAGTCATTAGACGCTTTGAAGGTAATGTTTTTCGAGTTGTACCTAAAGAATGGGAGCGATCCAATAAAGTTAGGGATTCGTTCTGTCGAAAACCTGATTGGACTAAATTTGATCTTGACGATAATGGAGTTGCTCAGATTGGTACAGAAGACTTTGAATTTATTCAGGTTGATCTGACCACTCATACAGAAATAGGTAGATACACTTTTGAAGAATTAGTGGCTTATCTCAAGCAACAACAGAAACGTAAGGAATGTATTTACGAAAGAGAAATGGATATTCGTAAAATGATTGCTGTCAAGAACACTGAGGACTCAGAATCCGATAGTTGTGACTTAGACAATATACTAATGTCTGTAGAAACAACCGATTCTGGCATTGATTTCGAACAAACTGGGGATGCTACTGCTTACAATAAGTTGAGTAGTGTGTTCAAAGATAACTTCGACAATGTTTGTGAATTATACAGTGCACAACATGGTGTAGCTGTTAATGCAGCTAAGTCCTTTTCAGTAGCTTGCTCCAAACTTACTGCACCTATTATGAAGCGTATCTGTTATGGAAAAGCTTTATTTAGCGACCTTACCGCGTTCCTAAGACTCAATTTTATATATGTTAAGTTGAAGGAAAAGTTTAGCGTCGATTTACGCTCCGTATTTAAACAATATCTTGTTGATAATGACGGGGTTTTTAGTCGAGCAAATATGTGGAAGGTAGCTGGTGCCGCTACTGTAGGTACTATTGGTGGATTGATCTCCATGTGGGAATCAGTCGACCCTGAATACCAAGGAGCATACAATAAACCTATTCCAAATCCATCTCATGTAAATAAGCCATTAGTTCCACATAATGGAACGGCTGTATTACAGGCTCATGATTTAGCTGATGAGAATGGAAAGACTGTTTATGGCAGTCTATTTGGAAGGAATTTGTACTATATCGTAGGCGACGAGTTTAAGTTTTGCAACTATGCTCTGTTCGTCTGTGATAGATGGGCTATTTTACCTCTCCATTGGTTAACTGTTCAGAAAAAACTCGTCGAGGAATCACCTGATTATGGTGAAAGTCGATTTGAGTTTAGGATGGTATCTAATCCTGGGAATAGAAAAGGTTTCTTTGTCTCAGTCAATTACTTAGTGCAGAATTATGTACGAGATGATAATTTGACTGCAAAAGACGTAGGACTTATTAAATTTCCTGAGGATATGAGAATTCACAAAGATATTCGTGAACACTTTCCATCTGATGGTGACCTTAAACAAACCTATGATTATGTACGTAGATTTTCATATACTCTCACACGCTCTAAAGGTGTCGTAGAATCTATACGAGAAACAACCGTAAGTAGAGCTGATAGAATTGAAAATCAGCTTTGCGTTAATGCTGAGACAAGTAATTATTACACTACTTACAGTCTCAGGATGCATAATGATAAAGGAATGTGTGGAATGCCATATGTAATTATGAACCCTAAATTACAAAAAGGCAAAATCTTAGGTATTCACTTAGCTGGTGCTGGTAATATAAGTTTCTGTAATCCCATTTATAGGGAATACTTTGACTCATTTATTGGTACTCCAGATATTGATCCCTTAGAAGAGAAAGCAGCAGAATTTCAATCCAACGACGTTCACAAAGCCATGTTCTATGAACTTGGTTTGAGTGAGAAAGTAAACACTACAGTTAAAAGTGACTTGAGAAAATCATGTCTATTTGAGACTATAAGTGATGCTATTACTATTCCAGCGAGATTAGTTCCTTTCCGTATGGATGGACAATTAGTTGATCCTGAAGTATTGAGTTTGGAAAGATTCAATCGCAAACAGAATTTTCAGATAGATAAGTTCGTTCTTGATGAATGTATAAAGTCTGAAATAGATTGGTACAATGGTACTAATGTAAGTTATAGCGAACGCGTCGTTTATTCGATAGAAGATGCTGTATTGGGTTCTCCTGATGATATCTTTTTTAAAAGTATCACACGAAAAACCTCACCGGGATATCCATACGTTTTAACACGTAAGGGTAAAGGAAGATTTGAGATTTTTGGTGATCAACCAGAATTCAATCTCACAACTCCAAAGTTCTTAGAGTTACAAGAAGAGATTAAAACAGATATAGCCAATATGGTTAGTTCTCATATAGTTCCAGAGATCTATTTTATAGATTGTCTTAAGGACGAGACTGTTTCTTTCAAAAAATTTAATTCTGGAATGACTCGAGTTTTTTCAGCTGGAGACATTAAAGGACTAATCCTGTTTCGTATGTATTTTGGAAATTTCGTTACTGCTATGTTGAAAGATCGTTTTACAAATGGTAGTTCAATTGGAATTAATCCTTATTCAGAAGAATGGGAAATCCTTATGAAAAGATTTGAAGCTAAAGGTAATACCAGATATAATGCTGGTGACTTTTCAGCTTTTGATGCTTCTCAAACATCCCAAATTTTAGCTTCTATGTTAGCAATCATCGAGAACCATTACGTTGATGCAACAGACGATGATAGAACTATCCGGAGGTTATTGTGGAATAGAGCTATAAATTCTATACACATATCCAAAGGAAAGATTTATAAATGGGATGGCGGATTACCGTCAGGGTGGTACCTTACAGCTATCGTAAACTCAATGTATGGGCGTATTGCTCATAAATTGTGTTTTTATCAAGCCCTAAAGGTAGGAACAAAAGCTTTCTGGACTTTTAATAGTTCTGTAGAGCTTTCACAACATGGAGATGACAGTGTCTTCACAGTTGAACCTATCTATGATGAAATATTTAACGAATACACTTTAACTGAGTACATGGCCAATTTAGGCCTTAAGTATACTCCAGAAAATAAAGAATCTCGTTCAGGAGAAAAACGAACGAAGTATGATGTTAACTATTTAAAGAGATACTGGAGGTTCTGTCCTATAGCTGGTAGACATGTAGCTCCAATGAAATTGGATGCCTTATTAAACCAGTTGAATTGGACCAGAAAAGTCAATGGTGACACCATAACCATCGACAAAGCCAATAACGTTGCTAGGGAGTTAGCGTTACATGGTGAGGAAATATTTAATAAATATATTCCCAAAATAAATTCTGCCTTGCAAGAAAGACTTCAGGTCAGTCTATCCTGTACGAGTTTCATTCAGTCTTTGACTGATGTTCTCAACTATGAGACCGAATATTTCGTAGAATCAAACATGAATTTTCACACCCATACCAATTCTAGCGACGCAGACTACTCATCGGTGCCTGATGTGAGTAACTGTAACGAAGTTAATGAGGCCACTTTTCAATCTGATGACAGAGTAAACCCTGTCAGTGCAGATTTCGTCGATCAAGACGATGCTGTAGTAGATCAACAATCTATTATAGCCCCCCTTAAACTAGGTAGATTTGGCAGTGCTTTTAAAAATAGCGGTGCTATGGATATCGTCAGATTTCTTTCAAAACCTGTTATTATTGCCTCAAGTAGTTTTACAACTACTGATGGACCCGCAACTTTTAATGCATTTGACTGGAGTGAACCACTGTTCAACTCCATGTATGCTAATAAGATATCGGGAATTTATACGATAAACGCTACTCTAGTTTTAAGATTGCAAGTTAATGCTAATCCTATGCAACAAGGAATGTATTATTTGTGTTACGTACCTTTTGGTGGTGCTTCTGATACCAATCGTCAAAACGAGTGGTACAGAGCACACCGTCACTCCATTACACAGATTTTACAATTACCTCATGCTAGGATCTTATTAGGAAGTGAGACGGAAGTCACACTAAGTATTCCTTGGAGGAGTGCTTATAATTCCTATATGTATAATCCTGCATTATCTACCCAAACTCTGCCTGGCAGATTCTTCTTATACCCAGTGGTGCCACTTACTTTAGGTACTGGTGGTTCAACTACTGTTGGGTATACGTTATGGGCAAATTATACTGATATTGAACTCGGTATTGTCGGTTCACTTCAAAGTGATCCGACTGTTATTGCTCAAAAGAAGACTGCTAATGCGTTGAAACGCGACCCTATAGCGGAAGAACAAGAGACAAAGAAAGTTTCCACAGTATTATATACGATGGGTACTATCGCCAATTCTTTCGGTAAGATCCCTTTACTGTCCGCCTTTGCAGCCCCACTAAGCTATGCTTTAAGTGGAGCTGGTATGATAGCAGACGTTCTAGGTTTCAGTAAACCAAACTTAATCGACCCTCCAGTAAGGGCAGTTAGAAATAACTTTCCTTATATGGGTACAGGTGATGGAGTTGATGGAGCTGAACCTTTGGGCTTAACTCGGGGCAATCACGTTTCTATGGATCCTGCTTTGTTAGGAACCAATGTTGATGAAATGTCAATAGCCTATTTAGCTTCAATTTCTAATTATATGGACCTTACTACTTGGAGTACTTCCGACGGTGTAGGTGCTCAGTTATTCAGAATTGGAGTTACGCCATTAAGT